TTTTCCTTTTCAATTGAGAAACCAAATAGTCTGGCCATATTATAAATCCGTTAATCTGTGCTTTAGTTATTTAGTTGATATCGAGACCGCCAATATTACCAGCTCCACCAGCAGCTCCAGCAGTTGCAGCTGTACCTTTAAATGCTTCCCACCAGTGGACTTGTAGTTCTACGGTAAAGTCTTCAACTGTATCTACAGTTTCATAGTTAAGATCTATGGTTGAGATATTTGTTGGCCAAACATCATAGAACTTATAAGATCTGAGTACTTTTCCATCACGATCCAACTGAAAAACTTTTGCAGGTTTTTGATAATCTGCTGGATTCACCTTTCCTTGTCCAGTTCTCATGCTGTTGACTATTTGACTCCACTTTTCAAAAGCAGAACGAATAGCGAAATCTGTATCGTTGATAACTGTGATAGTCCATGTTTCAAATGTTCTATCTCCAGCAATCTTTAAAATACGACCTCTAAAAGGCACTTCGATTGGTGCCAGTGTTGAAGCAGGGAGTGCTGCTGCTTTCACTAAAAATCCAGATTTCTCTAGTAAATCGCCTGAAATAGGAACATCATCAGGGAAGTTTAGTTGAACCTCAAAGAGATTCGGCCTAGCACCACCACCAGTTAACTTATTTTTGAAGTCACTGATAGTTTTAAATCTTGGTGAGTTTTCATTTCTTGACATTGTTTTTTTTAACCTCTATTAAACGTTACCAATAACTTCTTCAAAGGCGACACCAGTTCTTGTAGCAACAAAGGTTAGACCGATGAAGTTGATAGAACGTGCTGGCTTAATGTATATATCTGCTATAAATTCATTGGCATCAATGACAGCAGCTGTGTTATTCGTTTCATCACAAATAACAACATAATCTTGAATACCTCTCTTCGCTTGAACATCACGTAGGAAAGGTTCAACGATATTCACAAAATTACTTCTTGTAATCTCATCGTTGAATTCAAAGAGTTGGTCTTTTGCTGCAGCAGAAATAGCATCTTCAAGGAAGATAAACAATCTACGAACGTTGATTCTATCAAACGCCGATGCTTTAGCAAATCCAGTTTTATCACCGAACAGGATAATACCTGAACCAGGTGAGAATATTACTGGGTTAACTCTAGAAGTATAGAGGCGATCTCTCTGATCTTTGCTAGGACTATATGCAAGTTTAACTGCATTGAGGATTGTACCTCTTGATGTTCCAGCAGGTGAGAACCAAGGGAAGTTGTTGATATCAGTTCTGGCACATGTACCAGCAATGTCTCCATTTAATGGAATATATCTGAATGTATTTGCAAATCTATCAAACATAAACTTGTATCCACTATCGAATACAGCATATGATGATGAAGTGATAGGATCGAAGAAATTAATCACATTATCTGTGATTGTCTCATCATCCAATACAGTTGCTACACCTTGAGTTGGATTATCACTAATCATTGCTGCTCTATAAGGAGAGATAAATGCGATAGCATCTTTTCTCTTTTCAGCAACTGCGATTAACTTAGTAGCTAATGCTCTTGAGTGATACTCACCACCTTTAGCAGATCCCATCAATAGGAAATCAACATCAACTTCAGTCTCATTTTCAAATAAAGTGTAACCACCAACTAGATCGTCTAGTCCAGAGTTTAATGCTCCAGTCTGAGTTATTGTAGCAATACCTGCATAGTTAACACCTTTTGATAATATGTTATTAGAGTTACCAATAGAATCAAAGATAACACCGTTTCCATCATTTGCATCAGCATCTTGATTCCAACCACCATCAGCAAACTTGGTAAATGTGGTTCCATCAAATCCAGTAGGTACAGTTCCAGCTGGTGTGTTTGTAGCAAATAAGTATTCTGAATTTGTTTCAATATACTTTCTCCAGTATGATGGAGAACCAGCAGAGAATGTTGCATCCTTTGCTTTTGAAAGGTTTTGATGCTTTTCAAGAACAGTTCCTGCGTTTCCAGTAATAGTTCCTTTTGCATCAATAACAACTACATGAAGTTCATCAAATCTTCCACCTCTGTTACCCACATACTCTGAAGTACCTGGTCTATCAGTAACAGTATTCCATTTTACTGTAGTTGTTGTAACTGCTCCACCAACAGTATTGGATGTTACTTCAAGTTCTTGCTGATCGAACCAATCTAATGCCTTTGTAACAGTCATTAATCCTTGATAAGCTCCGCTATTGTTAACAATAGAAAGCTTTTGAGCAGCAGTTGCACCTGATACAAACTTATAAACGTTATTATAATCAGCAGTACTTTCTGTTCCAGCAGCTGATACGTGAGAAATAACTTTAACGTCTATATCTCCTGTACCCGAAACTTTGGTGATAATACCTTTGAAGTGACCATCAAGTGCTTCAGTTGTTCCTGCTCCTGCTCCAGTTTTAGAAATTACTGTTCCTGATGGAACTGTTTGGGTAACAGCATATCCAACAACTATTGCTGTACTAAGTCCAACTGTTAGAGTCTGGTCTGCTCTAGCATCTAGAATACCAACTCTTAATCCGTTAGCCCAACTACCAGGGTTTTTAGCACAAACTGTTACATCTGCTAAAACGTTGCTATCATATCCAAGTTCTTCGTAATCATCAACACTCTTAATCTTTACGCTAGTTGCAGCACCCACCATTGCATTTGCTAATGATGCGTCGTCTGCTCTAATTACATTTAATTGACCACCATACGCCAGATATGATGATGCGGTCAACCAAGTCTCATATTGTTTGTCTGTGTCGTAAGGTTGTCCAAACTGATTTAGTAAATCGTTCTCCGTTTGTAATAGGGTTGGAGTTCCAACTGGACCTTGTGCAAAAGGCCCAACTATACCACCAATTTTATCAGTAGTCGGGTCAATCCTTCCAATAGTCAAATCGACTTCTCTTACCAGTATCCCAGGAGATGCTAAATTAAGCGGCATCTTATTCTCCCTCTTTAATCAATTTATTCTAAGATTATTTATTAAAATATCTTTTTTACATGTAATTTTTTATCACATATAGTCCCACATGTATGATCTATCCCCATATTCATCAGCATACCACCTATCTCCTTCTTTATCAACAAAGGCATCCATGTCTTCAAATCCATCAGAAACAAATCCAAAAGGTGCCATATCTTGCTCTATTTGATTCTTCTGTTCCTCATAAATCCTTTTTCTGACATCTTGGTCAGTCATTTCTTTAAAATATTCTTGTGCTACTAACCATGCAAATATTACAAGGCACATGGCAAGGTCATCATTACACCCTTCCTCTGCTTCAAATGAATTTCCTTTCTGAGCAAATGTAGTTAGTTCTGATATAATCTCATAGTCACAAGTTAAAAGTTTATCATCTTCTAATAAAGTTTTAAGATTTGAACAACCCAACTTCTTAACTGCAGATGTCATTCTAACACCCAGTTGCGTTTTCTTACCTGAAAATCCTTGACCAACTATTTGACCATTTCTTCCTCTCATAGAAGCCATTAAAACATTTTCATATTCAAGATCATATTGAAGAATACTTGCTACCTGATCTCCAATATCATTAACTTCTATTAATAGATATGCTTCATTATATCCTTTTGCTACGTCTAAAATAATATTTGGGAATAACATTGGTTTGATTTCATTATTCCTATATTTTGCTACTACTTTATAAGGATACTGTGTAGTATCAAAAACTAAGAAGGCAGAATAATCATTTCCCAATCCTCTTGCTACATCGACAGTTATTATATAATTGTGTTCTTTAATTGGTCTTTCGTATATATCAAGTCCAGCATTTCTTTGTATAGGTTCTTCATATACAAGATTTTTAAGTTTAGTAGCATTTATTAAAGTATTAACAGAACCTAAAAACTCACATTCAAATTCGATCTTAAATTGTTCTTCAGAAGTATTGGCAATAGTTTGCTCCTTCCATACAGCATCTCTACCAGGAACTTCACTCCAATGAACATCAGTAGGAACATATTCACTCTTACCTTTTTCACTATCGTGCCACATACGATAGAAATGATTCATACCCCTTGGGGTTGAAACAATAATTACTTTAGTGCTTTGTCCAGACGTAATAGTAGGATAAACAGAGGCAAAGAAGTCGTCAGCAATGTGATTCGGGATGAAAGCGAACTCGTCAAGAAAGATGACATTATAGGATCCACCTCGGACAGCAGATGAAGAAGTAGAGTTTGACGAAATTTTTGATCCATTTTCTAGTTCTAAGGAACCTTTGTTCCATGATATTATACCCTGTTGCATCCATGAGGGCAAGTTTTCGTATGCAAGTTGCAATCTTCCAAGAAGATCCCTAGCAGTAGATGCTTTGTTAGCAAGAATTGCTATATTAACATTATCATTAAAGACAGCATAATGTAAAAGATATGCTACACATGTAGTAGATTTACCAGTCTGACGTGGCATCTTACATATATTAAAACGATTCTCATGGAATCGTGTAATCAACTTTTCCTGAAAATCATAAAGTTTAAATGGTACTAATCCATGATCCAATGATACAATCTGAATATAATTTTTAGCAAAATAAACTGGATCCTGTTTACATTTCAGGAACTCAATAATCTGATCTTCAGTATACTCATGTTGAGTATTTGCTTTTTTAAGGTTGGGATTACCTAGATATACCTCAGGTTGTGCCATAATAAATGTCTCATTTAATGATGATTTTTACCACATTTTATACAAGGATTGCATCCACATCCCTTACAATCGCATGAAGTTGTCATCGTTTTTATTAAGATTTGTCATTATTATTTAGAAATCCCTTCTTAAGCATCTTTGACAAATCGGATGTTGACCCTACAAATACCGCATTATTGGTGACATTATTAGTCGTTTTTTGTTTATCTTCATCAACTTCTTTTAGTTTCTTTTGAAGTTCCATTAACTTATCAGTAGTATCAGCCACTGATTTAATAATCTGTCCAGCAACTTCATATGCTCTTGGACTTGCACTTTCACCAGCAAGTTCCATAATACCATTAAGAGATTCCTGACCTTTTTCAATCAAAGAATATAAATTAGCACGGGTATAATCATAATCCTTTTCTATATCATCCTTTGCATCTTTTAATCGATCTTTTCTTTTTATACAACCATTTTCTGGTGTTGTACTCACTTCAACCTCAGTTGTATTCAATGCTTTATCAATACTATTAAAATTATCCATGATTAAATATCCTTCTTCTGTGTAGGACTATAAGTTCGATCTGATAATAATGCATCAGATGCGGATGAAACATCCTGCCAATCTTCACTAAATCCAAAGTCATCGGCAGGACCAGCATCAATAGGATCAGGTGTAACTGTATACCTCATCTCTCTCTTGGCAGTAGTTGTATCTGTACTTCCATATACATCTGCTTGAACTTTTTTGATAAGTCCTTCTGTAGAAGCAGCAATAGGACCGAATAGATAAGTTTTTGCTGTAAAACTCAAAGTGTATATAAGTGCTCTTCTTGCAGCAAAGTCTCCTTCATAATCATCTTGAAATGAAATATTATCTAAAACTAATGGAATATCTCTCTTCTCATTAATAGAACTAATTAAATCTACTGTTAAATTAAATGATGGTTGAAAATATGGTAATATCTGTTCAACAATCTGTAAAGCATCATCATTTAGTTTAGTGAAGATATTAAGTTCAAATCCAATATTATATGGGACTGGCATATAAACTTTTTTCAGATTAGTTCCATCAGATGCCTTAAATGTCTGAGTAACACCTGCCTTCCTTGTCGAATCATAAGCAATATTTGTCATTTCAAATGACATTCGAGGAAGTGTAATCTGAACTGGTTTATTTAAATTTGCCTGTTGTTCTAATCTTGCTAGAAACTTTTGGGCAGGACCATAAGATAAAGGAACATTCATTTCACTGAATGCTGTTCCATCCTGTTCCTTATGCTTTATATCAATAGCATTAAATACCGTACCGAAAGCAATAATAGTCTTTCTAATAATTTCGTGATAATAATAAGTGCCTAACATTATACTTGTCCGAATGGATTGGATTCACTGAAATCAAGAATTTTATCTGCTTCAGTTTCGAATATTTCGTTCTGATCATATTTATCCTCTTGCTCATTGCTACTTACAATATTAGCAATGGTATATTTGGCGGAAGATCCTGCTCCAATGATATTTTCTCCTTTATAGAAGTCACCATTTGGATTTCCAACCTTCAACTCTAAATTATCCAGATCCCAACTTCTAACATAACCCCATGTACTTGATGCAGCACCAGTGACAATTTCATTATAATGATATGTACCAACTCCAGTAAGAGTTGAAGGAGCAGTAAATGTAATAGTTGGTGTTTCAACAGTATACCCAATACCAGCATTAGATATTAAAACAGAGGTAACAATACCTGCAGTTCCTGTAGTTGCAGAAGTTGCCACAAGTACTTGACCAATCGCTGTTCCAATTCCTCCAGAAGCAGGGCCACTGAATGTTATAGGAGTAGGTTCAGTATAACCAGAACCAGCAGAACTAAATCCAACAAACTTAACACCAGAAGAATCAGTAACAATACCACAAGTAGCAGCTGCTCCAACACCATGAGTAGTGGTAACACCTGTTATTGCTGTAGTTGCAGCACTAACTATAGTAACAGTTGGTACTGTAGTATACCCAGAACCAGGATTTGTTAATAAAATCTCTTTGACAGAATGTACTCCACCAACTTCTGTAGTTATCGCAACAGCAGTAGCATTATCTCCTGTAGGTGAAGTAGATATAGCAACATATGGTTCTTTAGTATAGTCATAACCATCATTATTCAAAACAATATTTCTAACATAACCAAAACCAGTAGTAGCAGCAGTTCCAGTAGCAATAGTACCTGCTCCTGCTAATGTCAATGTGGTCATAAATCCAAGATCTTCAATTGTCTGATCAATCTCATCGATTGAAGTATCAATAACCTCATCCTCATATTCGAAGAGTTCACACTGAAGTTGGTAGACATAATTTTTACCTAACTGGTAAAAAGGTTTCTCATGTTCTACAAACTTAACTTCAAATAATCTTTGTCCTAATGGAAAATAAACTAAATCACCTTCAGATGGTCTAGTAGAAACTTCTACTTGTCCAACCAAAAATGGTGAAATAAAATCTTCATATCTTTCTTTTGATATTGTTAATGTTAAATCATCTTTAAGACTTACACCAAACTTGGTCATTATATCACCAGCACCAGTATATCCCTCATATGTGTCAATATATGCTTCAAGTAAGAAGTTATCATCAAACATTGATGATTCAATCTCTCTAAAAACAGTATCTCTATTTACAAATTTTCTAGGTATATAAGTTACCTCAACACCATAAATGGTAAGTTGTTCATTTATGATACTTTGAATAAGTCTTTGTTCACTTTGTGAACCCTGTAGAAAAAAGGGATTTAATGCCATATTATTATCCTATCATATCAAGAGGTGGAGCTTCGTAATCCATACTCATTTTTTCTCTGAGATAATCTATTTCTCTTTGACCATCATCATATATTTCTCTACCATTAAGTTCAATACCACCAGGAAGTTTTACACCTCTAAACTTCAATAGGTTTTGTCCCCATTGACGTTTTATCAATGCTGTTAAATATTTTTTAAGGAAACTATCATTCCATACTCCACCAAATGTGGTTGGATCTAATGCTCTATAACAATCAATGATAATCCAATCTCCTACACTTTCCGTTTTCCAATCAATATCTAAATATAACCTATCTTGTCTTTGATTAAATCTTATCTGTTTATCAGTTGTTAATAAGAAATCAATATCCTCCAAGTAAGTCTTTACCATCGAATATTGAAGTAAATCAATCGAATTAAATTGATATAGATCATTTAAAAATAACTGATATTTTATACTAAACATACTACCAGAAATTGTACTGGTATCAAACTTAAATACTTTCTCTATACCGATAACTGAATCTGGAACAGGAAGGAAATTTGATGTTTCATAAAAGTTAGAAGTTATACTAGTAATACCACTAACATTAGTTGATATTCCTGTAGTTGTTACAATACCAACCCCAGATGTACCAGTTGCTATTCCTCTGTCTATATCATCTTGAGTAAGTTGATGTTTCATATACATCCTTTCAACACCATCAAAATGACGTTCATTAAATAACTGAATAGCATCATCTAATAAATCATCAACTTGCTCATCAGCAACATTTATCTCCAAAACAGGAGCACCTAATTGTCTTAAACAATAATCTTTAAGTTCTGCTTTACTGGTTGGTTTTGCCATTAATACGATCCTCCATCAATTAATCCTGCGGTTAAAGTGCCAGCAACGGTTGCATCTGCACCAAATGTAGAAACACCAGCAGTTACGACTAATCCACCAGTTGTAGCTCTCAATCCTTTTCCTGCTGTAACAATTCCAACAGAATCGACATTGGTTACATCTTCATAAGTTAATGTTCCACCAATAGAGACATCACTACCAAATGTAGCAATACCTGTGATATTTAGAGTATTACCATTTATATGATCAAGTGTAATATCATCAATGTTTAAATCACCACTAACATACAAGTCACCTGTAACTGTGGCACCAGTCGAAATAGTGGCAAATTTCTCACTATCATCATAGAATAATTGTACGGCTCCACCATCAGTACAAATAATATAATCTTCACTATGATTTTGAGTTTGTATTCTTATATCATTACCAGCAATTCTAAATTGTCCCGTTTCATTTCTTATAGTACTATTTCCACCAGCGTGGAATAGTTTCATATCTCCACC